CACCTCTGACTACTCCTACAGCAACTGTAAGTGGTAGTGATACAACTGGTATTTCAACTTTCGATATCTCAAACCTACTATCTACCACATCTGCTATGACGATTGCTGCTATTCGTCATGATAATACAAACGCTGTGGGTGATTCAACAAAAAACTTTGCTCCTGCTCTAAGAATTAAAGGTACTGAAAAACAAGCAAGGGTTTTATTTGATGGTGGTCAAGAATTAGTTGCTACCTCTAATGGTGACTTTGATATTCAAACATCAACCTCTTCTGGAAATATGGATATTGGTATTGGATTTAAAACAACTGCTGGTGAAGATAGAAATACCACATCAACTAACAAAATTAGAGCGCATTCGAGAATACAAATTGAAGCACATAATACGACTTCTTCAAGTAGTGTTGGAGATAATAATACTAGAGAAGCAGCTCTAATCATTAGTGGCATCAGAGATAATACTGACCAACTTGGTGGTGCCTCTGCTATTGATTATTCACCTGCACTAAGAATTCGAGGTACAGGAAGACAGGCTAGAATCACGTTTGATGGTGGATCAGAGATTGCAGGTGGAACATCCGGTACTATGAATCTTGAAGGTACTGTTCAGATTAATGGTGTCACACAGTCTGGTAGTGACTATGCAGAATATTTTGAAACTTATGATGGTCTAGCAATTGCTAATGGTGTGCCAGTCATTCTTATAGATGGAAAAATCAGAGCTGCTAATACCTCATCATCGACAAACGATATAATTGGTGTAATTCGCCCACCTCGATCATCTTCTGCTGTTGGTGGTAGTGACCTTGGTGAGTGGCATAATAAATATCTCAAGACCTTATGGGGTAATCATGTTCGTACAGAAAATATTCATTATACATGGACCACATGGGCTGTAAACGAGCAGGGTCAAAATAGACCCACTGAACACAAAGTCACATCAGTTGATGATATTCCAGAGGGTCAGGAGTATCAAACGGTAGAAAATCATCAAAAAATTATCAATCCAGATTATGATGAAAGATTAGAATATCAATCAAGGGAAGAAAGACCAGAATGGCAAATTGTAGGTCTTCTTGGTCAGGTACAAATTTTGAGTGGATCTCCTACCAATTCAAGATGGATTAAAATGAAAGATATTGATGAAGACCATGAACTCTGGTATATCAGATAAGAATCAAATATTCATTATAAATAATACTAACACCCATTAAAAGAGATGTCAAATGCCAGGAATCATTACACATAAGTTCAGATTGAATAATGCCACTCAATTCTTTGAGTCGTTCACTGAAGCAGCAAACATCAATACTCGATACTATATGTTTTTAGCAAAAGCACACGGTTGGACAGACGATGCTTCTCCACCTATTCCATCAGATACTATTTTAGGATCTGACTATAATATTTGGCGAAATATGATCGCAGCAAAGCGTGTCACCTCAAGTGATGCCACATTTGTCGTCGCAAGAAACAACTGGACTTCTGGGCAGGTATATACTCCATATTCAGATTCAAATTCATCTCTCTATACGAGTGCATTTTTTGTAATCACTACCGATTTTAATGTTTACAAATGTATTGACAATAATAATGGGGCATTGTCAACCATCAAACCTACGTCTACTGGCACTTCAATCGTAACGACTTCTGATGGGTATCGCTGGAAGTTCATGTATAATATCTCTCCCGCTGATGTATTGAAGTTCACAACGACGAATTTCATTCCTGTCAAAGAACTCACAGTAGATGATGGTAGTCTACAGTTTGACGTTCAGGCAGCAGCATCAAATGGTGCTATTGATTACGTCGATGTGACAGCCGCTGGTTCTGGTTATCTCTATGCTGCTGGTAACTTCTCAAATGTTGACAGTTCAACCATCGTAAAACTCACCAGTGCAAGTACAACTAACGATTCGTATGTTGGTTCTACAATCTATATCAGCAGTGGTACAGGTTCTGGTCAGTTGAGAGAAATCGTTGACTATCAGGGCAATATCAATAAGGCAACTGTAAATGCTGCCTTCTCACCCATCCCAACAACAGGCTCATCATACATCGTTGGTCCTAAAGTAACAATCACGGGTGATGGTTCGGGTGCGCTGGCATATGCTAACGTAGCACTTCCTGCCCTTGCCTCCGCTACAACAGGCAATTCTCTTAATGAAATTGTTATGATTAGCACTGGTTCTAACTATAGTAAATATGCTGTAACAATTTCTTCTAATAGTTCACATGGTACTAGCGGAACTGCTGGTGGTAGTGTCGCACCGTATGGTGGTCATGGTTCTAACCCAGTAAGTGAACTCGGTGCAACTGATGTTCTGCTAAACGTCCGTATGACTGGCACAGAGTCGGGAACCCTTATTACCAACAATGACTTTCGAATTGTCGGGTTGGTTAGTGATCCCGTCCTCTTTTCAGGCGCACAGGCAAACTCAACAGTTTATGATATGACAACTAAACTTACTGTAACAGGTAAGAGTGGAATATTCTCTGCTGATGAAATGATTGCTGGCTCTTCGAGTGGTGCTGCTGCTCGTTTCGTTTCATTTGCAAATACGAATGCTACTGGCACAGCAGGTGTTATCAGTGTCACGGGATTAGATGGTACATTTACCACGAGTGAAACGATTACAGGGAATACCTCTACGCAAACTGCTGTGGTATCGTCTATAAATAATAGAGATCTACGAGACTTCGTTGGTGACGTTCTCTACGTCGAGAATAGAACGCCCGTAAGTCGTGCAGCAGATCAGACAGAAGACATCAAACTTATCGTTAGATTTTAAGGTTTAAAAGAATGGCATTAGAGACTAATTTCAATTTATCTCCCTACTTTGATGATTTCGAAACGAGTGCAAAGTTAAAGAATTACCACAAAGTTCTTTTCAAGCCTTCACTTGCTGTTCAAACACGGGAATTAAATCAACTCCAAACTATTCTTCAAAACCAAGTCGAGCGTTTTGGGAATAACATCTATGAAGAGGGTACAATCATCGACGGTTGTGCTTTTCAGTATGATGCTAATGTCGCATTTATCAAACTAAGAGATAACGATGCTGGTGGTAATACCATTACCGTCACAGACTTCGATGGTGCAACTATCCAGGGTGCGACCACAGGCGTCCGTGCTAAGATTATCTCTACTGCTTCTGGTGCTGAATCAACTGCTCCAAACTACAACACATTTCTAGTCAAGTATATTGACAGTGGTACATCAAAGACTAATAAATCATTTGGTCTAAATGAAGAACTCGTATTCCTTCCTGCTGATGGTGGTACTGGTCAACGTGCCAACACTATTGCTGCTGGTGCGTTTGGCTTCGGGTCAGTCTTCAATGTTGGTGGTGGCACAATCTTCTCCAAGGGTCACTTCATCAACGTTGCTTCTCAAACGCTTGTCTTAGAAAAGTATTCAACTAAACCTTCATATAAGGTTGGTTTCAAAGTATTAGAAAGTATCGCAACCAGTTCATCAGATACAACACTTCTTGACAATGCTGCTGGTTCATACAACGCTTCTGCTCCTGGTGCTGATCGTTTGGTTCTAACACCAACACTTACTAAGAAAGCACTATTCGATTCTTCAAACTTGTCATCTGCTAATACCGAATCATTCTTCCCAATCTTTGAGGTTGAAAGTGGTAAGGTTCGTATCGTAAGAGATGATACAGTATTCAACAGCATTGGTAGAGAACTTGCTAAGAGAACCTACGAAGAGTCAGGTAACTATCAATTAAAACAAATCAATACTCATGTAAAAGAGCATTTGAATACAGGTAGCAACTTTGGTCGTTATACTGCTGGTGAAGGCGGTGACAAAAATAAACTCGCTATCGGTATCGAGCCTGGTGTTGCTTACATCATGGGTTATCGTAACGAAACCCTCACAACAGAATTTATTGAGACAGACAAAGCAACTGATACCAAGCACGAAGTCGGTGTAAACGTCACCACAAACTTTGGTAACTATGCTATTGTAAACGAAGTCGTTGGTCCATGGGATCCAACCACAGTTCAAACCATCTCATTACGAGACACCGTTGCTACTGCCGTGACAAGCGGTAGTGTTGCTCTTGGTGCAGGTGCTGCTCCTGGTGCTGAGATTGGCACAGCTAAGGTTCGTGGTGTGCAATATGAGTCTGGTATCATGGGTCAGAAAGACGGTAAGTTCCGTTTATATCTCTTTGATATCAACATGACTGCTTCTGGTAAGTCATTTGGTGATGTCCGTTCATTCTATGTAAATAATGCTTCAGGTCCAGATAGTTTTGCTGATGCTGTATTAGAGACAGTCGTTATCGGTACAACAGGTGGTGGATCAACTGCTACTACTGTCACCAAAGCAGTTATCAAAGACCCAGAGTTCAACAGAAATGTTTACTCACTTGGTGTTCAGGCAACTAAGCAGCTTACGACAAACACTGGTACAGTCAACGCATTTTATCAGTTCCGTGATAAGGCAACAATCTCGTTCAACACTGCTGGTGTTGGTTCGCTTGCTATCTCTGGTGTTCATGCTGGTGGTACAGAAGAGTTTCCATATGGTGTTGGTGCATTAAACGACACGCAAAAGCGGGAATTCATTGCCGTTGCTGGTGCTACTGCACAGACTGCTAGTGTCCCTGGTCTTGTCAAACAGGTATTCGGTGCTGTTGCTAACACTCAACAAGCAAATACGTTGGTTGGTAATAATACTACATTCTTGACAAACTTCAAGGTTGGTGATTACATCTCAGTGTCCAATACGGGTGGTCAAGGTTCTATTGTGACTCGTATCGTTAATATTGCTAGTGATACTTCTATGACAACCAATCCTGCTATTGCCACTGTAGCCGATTCAACATTCCATTGTCTTGCTGCTGATGGTGGTGCAGGCACTGCTGAAGTCCATAAGATTTTCCCAACAGGTTA